CTAGAGTGGATACTTAAACCATCCAATTTTGCAAAAATCATCGAAGGAAAATACCATGGCACTAACTAATTTTCGTAACAATGTAAAACAAGAATCTGGCTTTGATGAAGAGCAAAGATTGATGTGTAGTTATCCTGGCTGCCACAAGCGCTGGACAGTCCATGTTAGCGGTGATAAGCCTAAATGCTCAGAGCATCAATGGGGCAAAGAAAAAACAACTTACTCGCATCCTACTATTGAGAAATCAGTCACCCAGACTGTCCAACAATGGTATGAGAAGGAGGAATTTTGAATGAGTTGGCTTTATTCGCGGGTGCTGGCGGAGGAATACTTGGCGGACACCTCCTTGGATGGAGAACAGTCTGTGCAGTCGAGTGGGAATCCTATCCCGCAAGCGTACTGTGCGCCAGGCAAAATGACGGACTTATCCCGCCTTTCCCGATTTGGGATGATGTACAAACCTTTGACGGAAAACCTTGGCGCGGAATTGTTGACGTCGTATCTGGCGGATTTCCATGCCAAGACATCAGCGCAGGGGGAAAAGGAGAAGGAATCGAAGGAGAACGAAGCGGAATGTGGCGAGAAATGGCACGGGTCATTCACGAAGTACGACCAAGATTTGTGTTCGTGGAAAACTCACCAATGCTCACTTCTAGGGGACTCGGAACAGTTCTTGGAGACTTGGCCACAATGGGGTTTGATGCGAAATGGGGAGTGTTGGGAGCTGCAGACGTTGGCGCAAACCATCAAAGGGACAGAATCTGGATTGTTGGAAAAAATGTGGCCAACACCGACTGTGGCTTGCGTGGAGGGCGGGGAACAATCAGACAGAGTGGAAAAGACAAAAGCGGGAGGGTACATATTAAGGAAATTGAACAAACCGAATATGACTTATGGTGCAAAACTTTCGGATGCAGTCCTATACGAAGAGAAGAAACAGAATCCAGAAACTGGTGGAAAGTTGAACCCAATGTGGGCAGAGTGGTTGATGGGTTGGCCACTAGGGTGGAGCAAGTTAGAGCCATTGGAAACGGACAAGTCCCATTGTGTGCAGCAACTGCATGGAGAATCCTAAGTGAATAAAAAAGAAGCCCATGAATTACTTGATGCAAGACGGGGAGGACTCTCAGTCTTACCGAGCGCGATTGATACAGCACTATTCCTCACAGGAGACCTTGGAGGAAATGCGCTGGTGTTTAGCGAGGGAATGGATAAATCGTTACAACAAGAAAGTCAAAGATGTTGGCAAAGTAAAGGCAACAACATGGTGGCACACTCAGGCCGATATTATGGAAGCGAAGAATGGTTTAGAGCAAATTACGGATTTAAAGAGGCGAATGAATGACCTCAGAAGAAATAACCAAAATGTGGCTTGATTCAGCATTTGACCCTTATGTTTTTGCTGAAATGGTTGCCAAAGCAGAACGGGAAGAATGTGCAGCTTTGTGCGAAGAAGAGCGCATAGATGCTGTCCATTACTCAGCCCCTACTCAGTCAAATTGGTTAGCAAAGAAAATCCGAGCCAAATGATTCATTACCACGGCACACCTATATCGCCAATAAAAGCGATTGAAACTATGGGTGGCAAACATTTTTGCGTGTCTTATGCTAGACCAGATGACCTCAAACGCTGTTTACGCCTTGGGCAAAGCCTAATGCTAGATAACGGGGCATTTAGCGCCTACACCCGTGGGCTTAAATTTGACCGCGATGGGTTTTATGAGTGGGTAGAGCCTTTGTTAGCCCATCCGCATTGGGCGGTAGTTCCAGATGTAATTGATGGAACTGTTGAACAACAAAGGGAAATGGTCAAAACATGGCCGTTCCGCAAAGAGTTTGGGATTCCAGTTTGGCATTTAGGACTACCCATTGACTACCTATTGGAAATCTCAGACCAATGGGGGCGTGTGTGTTTTGGGTCGGCTGGTGAATACTGGCATATTGGCACTACGAAATGGTGCGGAAGAATGGATGAGGCATTTAACGCTTTGTCTAAGACTTTTGGAAAACTGCCTTGGGTTCACGGACTTAGGATGTTGGGTCAGGCAGCTGGCCCTTGGCCTCTCGCCAGCGCAGATTCCACTAATGTTGCCCTACACCATGCCGAACACGCCCCTTGTGCGGGATGTATGGCTAAACGCATAGATTCAACAAACCCACCCATTAAATGGGAAAACAAACCTTTACAGAAATCATTTTTATGAGATACGCCAAAAGAGTTGACGCTAACCAAGACCAGATAGTTTCAGCCCTACGCGCAGCTGGCGCTTACGTCTGGATTATTGGGTTACCAGTTGACCTTTTGGTTGGCTACAAAGGTCATACTTTTCTTGTTGAGGTCAAAGATGGCGCTAAAAAGCGTTTAACGCCCCTACAAGACGAGTTTTTCCAAAGTTGGGTTGGTGGCACATTGGCGCGTATAGACAACGCTGAAGCGGCTCTACGAATGATTGGGGTACTCAAATGAATCCATTTTTAATAAAAGAGCCAACTTGCATCAGTTTTTCTGGAGGTAGAACATCTGGATATATGCTTTGGCGCATATTACAGGCTCACCAGATGAGCCTGCCAGAAGAAGCAATAGTTTGTTTTGCCAATACAGGTAAAGAAGACGAGGCAACTTTAAAATTTGTCCAGGCTTGCTCTGATAACTGGAATGTTGAAATACATTGGCTGGAATATAGGGATGCTGACCCTGCGTTTGTGCGAGTTGATTTTGAGACGGCCAGCAGGAATGGTGAGCCATTTGAGGCGCTTATACGAAAACGCCAATATTTGCCTAACCCAGTTACTAGGTTTTGCACCTCAGAATTAAAAATTCGCACTATCCATAAATATCTTAAGTCGATGGGTTGGGAACACAACGAGACTATGGATTGGGTCGGAATGAGGGCTGACGAACAAAGACGCGCTGCCAAAATTGCTGATAAATCAAGAATTCCATTGGTAACTGCTGGCGTAACAAAAGAAACAGTAGGTGATTTTTGGAGAAATCAAACTTTTGACCTTGAATTGCCAAACATGAATGGCGTGACCATGCACGGAAACTGTGACTTATGTTTTCTAAAAGGTGGCGCTCAAGTTTTATCTTTAATTGCTGAAAAGCCAGAGCGGGCAGTCTGGTGGGCAAAAATGGAGGCATTGGCATTGGCATCCAAGCCAAGCGGTGCGGTATTTCGTTCCGACCGCCCATCTTATGCGTCAATGACTAAATTTGCGGCAGAACAAATTGATATGTTTGATAAAAACGAAGAATCTATTGCTTGTTTTTGTGGTGATTAAATGAAGTATCAGTTAACAAGTGAAAGCCAGGCTAAAGCCTTGATGGTCACGCTATGGCCAAAGGTGCTGACAGCTCTTAATGCTGGCAAACCGCTAGTGATGGAGATTAAAGCTGCCGACAAGAGCAGAGACCAAGAGCAGAAGTATCACGCCATGATTAGCGAGATAGCAACGCAAGCCCAACACATGGGCAGTAAATGGGATGCTGAAAGTTGGAAACGATTATTGGTTGACCAGTTTTGTAAAGATATTGGGCTGAAAACGGGCGTAGTTATGCCTAACTTATCTGGCGATGGCATAGTGCAACTAGGCTTTCAGACAAGGAAGTTTACCAAAGAACAAGCGTCAGAATTTGTCGAATGGCTATACGCTTGGGGCGCAGATAGGGGGGTGACTTATGAAACTGATGAATAACCCTTACGCTACGCATATAGACTTTTTTAGTTTTAAGGGTTTTTTTAAAAATAACCCAAATGCAACGCCAAGCAATCTAGACATGATTTTTGAGCGCAAGGGTAAATTCTTAGTAGGTGAGTGGAAACGCCCAAACGAGAAAATAAGCAAAGGGCAAGAAATCTTACTTAAAACCCTAGCCAAGCAGCCAAACTTTGTGGTGCTGATAATCCAAGGCGATACAGACGGGGAGATGGTGGTAAACAAGTATTGGCGCGTGGTCAACGATACTTGCCAACAAGTAGGCGAATCGGCAGAACATTTAAAGGAATATATGAACCTATGGTACGAGTGGGCAGATGAACAATAAACCTACCCTTAAAGAGCGCAACCACCTAGCAAGAATAAAAGAAATGGGCTGCGGGGTATGCGGTGCAACTGGCCCTAGTGACGCGCATCACATCGTTCAGCACGAACAATACTTGTGTATACCGCTATGCAAAGACTGCCACCAAGGCTCGTTTAATGGCATCCACGGGGAAAAACGTATATGGAATGTCTACAAGGTAGACGAAATGTCTGTACTAAACGAGACCATTCGGTCTTTGGTAAGATAAATTCGTTGGTAGCCAAGTAAGGGTTAGCGCCTTACCTTTCATGTTGTGCAAATACAGAAAGACGGAAACACTGCTTTATGTGGCGGCTACCAACACCTTATTTACGAAGTGCAGGAATACCAGCCTCTGGTTGGCCTTGGGCTTCATGGCTTCTACGCATAGGATGGGCATGAGCCATATCGGTCTTTTCGTGTTCTTTCAATTCTTTTTCGAGTTCTGCAATCTTGCGCAACTCTTTCTTATGCTCACGTTCCATTTCATAATGGCCAGTAGAGGTAGCGTTGCGCTTAGACTCGGTAATTTTAAAATTGGTAGGCATTGGAAAAAACTCCTATAATGGTGTGGACATTGTACAATGTCGATTAACCTTGCAAGGAAATATCATGGGAAAAATGGATAAAGAAATGTTCAAAACTGGTCGTAGCGGTGAGAAAGTGCCTATGGGCGCGTTGTCATCTGATACCTCTGGCGAGCGTAAAGGCAAAATCGTTGGTGGTGTTGCTATGGGTAAAGAAGACAAAACGATGGGCATGGAAGGCGAGTTCAATACTGGCCGTACTGCTGGTGTTTGTTATACCCACGACCGCTCACACTATCGTTAAAAGCGAAACCCCAGTAGTCTAGCGGGACTAAAGGGGCTTCTAACCAAATCAAGAAAGGTTGATATGGCTGGACAACATTGTAAGGACTGTCGGCACTACCACGATAACGGCTCGATATTAGGGCTGTGCCGTAGGTATCCGTTGTATCAAAACCGCAGTCCAAACGAGACTTGCGGTGAGTTTTCGGTGAAAGCAGTTGCCGAACTTACCCCCGTTGACGCGGGGGCTTTTTTGCGTCAAGACGTAGAAATCAAAGAGCGTAAGCGCATGGGCAGACCGCCTAAAGCAAAAGAGGTGGCAGAATGAATGTACGCCCATTAAGAGACAAGATTATTGTCAAGCCAGAACCTCGCGTTAAATCCCTAATTTTAGACACATCGCTGATAGCAGAGGCTGAGTCAATCGGTACTGTGGTAGCAGCTGGTGAAGATGCGCTAAACCAAGGCGTTAACATTGGTGACCGAGTGCTGTTTGGCACATTGGCTAAACAATACAAAGACGAATACTTGAAGTTTGAGGAATTAAACTTAAGTGGTGAGCGTCATTTAAAAATGTCATGGCAAGATATTGCCGCAATCTTGGAGGAAGTATGAAACCAGGTCTTTACGCAAACATTCACGCTAAACAAGAACGCATCAAGCGCGAAAAGGCAGAAGGCAAGCCAGTAGAGAAGATGAGAACGCCAGGCTCAAAGGGCGCACCTACTGCCAAAGCATTTAAAGAATCGGCTAAGACCGCAAAAAAATGAAAAAGCACGACAAGCCCATAGAGCATAAAACCACGGGTAAGGGCAAGACCTACAACCCTACGGACAAAGGCGCTGGAATGACGGCTAAAGGTCGTGCAGAGTACAACGCTAAGAACAACGCCAATTTAAAGCCACCAGCCCCAAATCCCAAGACAAAGAAAGACGAAGGGCGTAAAGCCTCTTTCTGTGCAAGGATGGAAGGCGTAGTAAAGAACGCCAAAGGGCCTGCTGAACGGGCAAAAGCATCATTAAAGAACTGGAACTGCTAATGGACAAAGAACTAATCACTTTAAGAATCCAAGACCTAATCGCAAAAGGTAAGGAACTGGAAATGCAGCTGCACCAAATCAATGGTGCTATACAACAATGTCAGTGGACACTAACCGAGATGGAGAAGCCTGATGCTGAAGAAGTCGACAAGCCCGAAAGCGTTTAAAGAAAACATCAAGACGGAGATAAAGGCTGGTAAACCAGTTAAGCAAGCCGTTGCCATCGCCTACGCTGAGAAGAACGCAGCACAGAAAGCCAAGGCTAAGAAGTGACTGAAGAGAAACGCCCAGTTGGTAGACCAACATCCTATGACCCTGCTTTCTGTGAGCGGGTAATAGAACTTGGTCGCATTGGTAAATCTATTGAGCAAATAGCCGCCAACTTAGGGTTTTCCACTAGGGTCTTATTCGATTGGAGAGATAAGCACCCAGAATTTCTGCACGCCTTGGAATATGCAAAAGAATTAGAACTAGATTGGTGGGAGACAGTAGCCCAAGCCATGATGGTTGAGAACAAAGACAGCGACAAGTTGAACTCTTCAATTTGGTCACGCAGTATGGCGGCACGATTTCCCAAAAAGTACAGAGAAAGCACAAAAACCGAGATTACGGGTGCTGATGGTGCGCCTTTGATAACTGGCATCAATGTGACTTTTGTAAAGCCTAATGGAGAGTAATGCACAGTTTCCTGTAAAGATGGCAAGCCTGTTTGATAAGGCGCGTTACAAAGTCTATTACGGGGGTCGCGGTGCTGGTAAGAGCCATTCAGCGGCCAAAGCGTTACTGATACTAGGCGCTAAAAGCCAAATCCGTGTGTTGTGCGCTCGTGAGTTCCAGACCTCAATCAAGGATTCTGTACACAAACTGCTGTGCGACCAAATAGAACTGATGCAGCTACATGGGTTTTACGAGATAACGCAGACTGCTATACGCGGTAAGAACGGCACAGAGTTCGCCTTTGTGGGACTAAAGAACAATGTGGCCAACGTCAAATCCTACGAGGGTGTCGATTACTGCTGGGTGGAAGAAGCGCAGACAGTCAGCCGGCATAGTTGGAATACCCTGATTCCTACCATCCGCAAGGAAGGTTCTGAGATATGGGTCACGTTTAACCCAGAGTTGGAGACAGACGAGACTTACCAGCGCTTTGTTGTTAGACCGCCAGAAGGTGCAGTAGTACAAAAGATAAATCACAGCGACAACCCGTGGTTTCCCGAAGTATTGGCATACGAGCGTGATGCGTTAAAGAGTCGTGACCCAAGCGCTTATCAGACAGTATGGGAAGGATTGTGCCGTCTGACAGTAGATGGCGCTATCTTTGCCCAAGAAATGCAAGTGGCAGAGTTGGATGGGCGCATCACAAAGGTTAACTACGACCCTACAAAACCTGTACACGCCATATTTGACCTTGGGTGGGCAGATAGCACAGCAATCTGGTTCTTGCAGTTTGTGGGTATGGAAACCAGGCTAATCCGCTACCACGAAGATAGCCAAAAGACCATTAGCCATTACCTAGCCTTAATGCAAACTTATGGCTATATGTATGACACGTTGTGGCTACCTCACGATGCACAGAACAAAACCTTGGCAAGCAACGGCAAGTCGATAGAGGAGATTGTCCGCGCAGCTGGCCACAAAACCCGCATTATTGAGCGCACACCGATAGTCGATAGCATCAACGCTGCTAGAACGATATTCCGTAATTGTTGGTTTGATAGAGAAAATTGCTACGATGGTTTACAATGCCTCAGACATTACCGCTATGAGGTAGACCCTGAGACGGGTCAATTTAGCCGTAATCCTTTGCACG